GTTGGGTTGTGATCCAGCGGCCCCTCCTTTGCAGGATATTTGTGCTGAACCTTGGTCGAATTTGCACCACTTGTTTAGAATTGATGTGACACCCCCACCCTGCCAGGCTTGGTGTACCTCTTACGAGGCTGGATGATCAATATTTGTGAATTGGGCCGGAACCTCCAGCTCGCTGCTTACGGCAATGTTGGCGGTACTGGTACCAGGCTTTCGTTTAGACATCTACTACCCTTGTCTCCCACGCGAGGAAACTACTCTCATAGAGCTCCTAATCACCCAGTAGAAACCAGCCCGTCCCTCCAACAGGGCGTGCTTGCACTACCTTCAGAATTCCAATTCACATACATAATCCACGGAACAGAAAACGCATGATGAGTTAATATAGCTTACTGGGCTGCCGTTTAAAGTCCGGTCTGACTCTACAAATTATATGTCAAATGTTTAGAGTAAAAGTTGAGTCGCCTTCTTCGCAGCGAATGGAAGAACGTGCTTCAACAAAGCTTTCTTTGCTTCTTTCTTGATAAATGATCGAACAACGGATGTAGGACCTTTATGAGAAGGAGGATGCGAGGATTGAACTTCATTTACTGCAGTCTGGAGGGGTATGTTCATAACAGGTTGAGGAAGAGCCAATTGGGCAATTGGTGCGTCTTCGTCCGCGACATATTCGTAGTTAAGAAATAACTCAAATATGACGATGGAACTACTCGCTTTGGATCCTGAAATGTACACGAAAATACTCTCCCACGTGTCGTCAGCAGTACCAGCATTGCTACCGGTAAGAGACATATCTTTAAAAGAATACGCGTTGGAGCTTCTTGCATGTGCAGTCGCGTGCCACTCCCCTCCATGCACCATAGGATGCATGTCCCAACTAGAAAAGTTAGAAGGGTTGAAGGTTGTAGTACCCGAACGGACAGCAGGCCCGCCTTTTGCAATAATGATGAAACCGGCAGATTCGGTAGCAGATAACGTATTAGCGATACGTAACCCCATGGAAGTGGGGCGGTACATGTTACCATAAGTATTAATGAGATTCGTGGAAACGTCACCAGCATAGTCAATTGGCCATTCGGCTGTGGAGCCTACTATGGACGCAGAAACTATGTAAGGATAATTAACACGAGGATTAAAACTAATAGCAACTTTCCCTGCTGCATCCGACGTACCAGTGATGGAAAGTCGTTGCTGAAAAGTGAGAGTTTTGCCCGCACCCTGGTCAGGGTAACGTGCGCCACTTGCTTCACTTGAAAAAGGGTCAGTGAGCCCGATGAGTGTAGACTCATGGGTTGACATATAAGATGGAAGTCCCACGTTAGTGGGATGGGAACCCGACTTGGCAGGTCGGGCAATCGGCTTGATTGATTTTGGTTTCGGCATTTTGCCTAAGTGGACACAATTCTCGCCAGGACTGGTGGGGGAGCCATCGCTCAACATCCCACTCGTCACCCCAGTGTGAAAGAGATTTGACATCGAACACGAGTTGTTGAAAATACCTTTCCAGGTATCTTTGATCAGCAGGTGAACAATCAAATGCAATTGCAAAAGACGATCTGGCAACCTCAGTGATGGCACGAGGCTGCACTTCCGATAAGGTGGTACCTAACCCTCGCAATTCACGTGAAACGCGACTACGGAGTCCATCAGAAGCTAGATCAAAGTCTTTAGAACGGCCCACGTTGCGAATTAGACACAACGCGAAAGACTGCAAAACAGGCACACCTAAGTTAAGAACGAGCTCGCAACTGCCAATTGCGCGGAGAACTTTGATGCGGTAATTTGGATCCTGCCAATGACGGATCCCACAAAGTGATTTACTAATGACTGCCTTATAGTCCCGGACAAACTTAAACCGGGCGGGAGAGTATTCGACAACTCCCGACTTACAGAAAATCACTTCGAAAATGGAACTGGCAACATGTTCCACCTTCAACTCCATTCCATAATCAAGGAAGTATTGAGTTATGGTAGAAAGAACGGAGTCCAGGTCTTCTTCCTCAATAATGAGCAAACAATCGTCACCATCGTCAAGAGATTCCCACTTTTGCAAGTGATCAGAAGCATAGGTAAACAACATTATTAACATCAGCCAGCAGTTCCCAAGTGCCGTATTCATGTCACCACTCATACGGCGTCCCTCAGTGAGGTACTTGAGTCCTGTTCGCGAGTAGACTCTGTTATTTATTTGCATACTGAGTAACCTACGAAAAAGGAAGTGCGGGTTAACAGCAGTATACACACTATGCTCAATCTTTAACAATGCGGCAGACACGTGTTTGTCAAAACGGGAAGCATCAAGAGAAATAACCCGTGGATTGGTGAATGCAGACATCTTGCGATGCAACAACTCAGCACGCTCCACAGAGTTAAGACCCTTAGCTATATTTCGAGTCTCAGGCACCCCACAACTGAATCCGGACATGGTGTAAACATGGTGCTCAATCGGCTGCAGAAACTGCGCGAGAGCAACACAATATTTGGCACCACGGAACTGAATAGCTCGTGGATCAGGATTAACTTTCTCGTGCGCATCGAACCTATCTGATTTAACAAACATTGAACAGAAGGCATCTGAAAGTTTCAAGCCATAACGAAGATACTTGTCGACTGCTTCGAGATAACGCTGGCGCTTGCCACCAGAGTATCTCTCAGGCATTGCATAAATGTCTTGAGCAGGACAGAATGGTATCTTCGAACTGAATCGAGATGCTGTGACCTTCAACCTAGCTATGCCCGGTTCTGAAGGCTTTACCACCTTACCGATGACCCTCCCAACTACCGCCCGTAATTGGTTATGCCAACAGTCTTGGTGAAATGTAGGTTGAAAGACCCCTGGGATGCGGGGTGAAACAACTCTAACCATCGATTTCTTATGGCGGTCATCATGAGGCAACGGTAGACGAAGAATCTCACATCCCTCATCGACTGTAAGATCTTTTGTCTCCCCGACGCAGATCCCACTCACAATGACCGGTACGACTTAATGCTCCAGCTGACGGCCCCAATTAAGGGTACCGCTAGCTAAAGCAGCTGCAGCCTTGATACCACCAAAAATGATGTTAGTACCCCAAAGACCTTGAGCTACCTTCTCAACATCGCAGAATGCAACAGCCTCTAACGCTGCATCACTCACACGCGTGAAACAATCTAACTCAGACCAATCCTTACGATACTTCATCACCCAGGCTTTACC